TTACTTGATCAAACAGAAAAGTTTTGTCAAGAGAAATCTGTCTATAATGCTATTATGGAGAGTATATCTATTTTGGACGATAAAACTGGTAATAAAACAAAAGGTGCCATTCCAGATATTCTATCAAATGCACTTGCTGTCTCATTTGATTCACATATTGGGCATGATTTTATTGAAAATTATGAAGAGCGATATGAATCATATCATCATAAAGAATCAAAGATTGAATTTGATTTAGATTACTTTAATGAAATCACTCGTGGTGGTTTGCCAAAGAAAACTTTGAATGTTGCTTTGGCAGGTACTGGTGTTGGGAAAAGTTTGTTTATGTGTCATTGCGCTTCTGCTAATCTAACCGCAGGATTAAATGTTCTGTATATCACAATGGAAATGTCAGAAGAAAAAGTAGCAGAAAGAATAGATGCCAACTTATTAGATGTCACACTAGATAATTTGTTTAAATTATCAAAGAGTTCATATGATAAAAGGATTAAACGAATAAAAGAAACAACAAAAGGCAAGTTAATTATCAAAGAATATCCAACTGCTTGTGCTGGTGCTGGTAATTTTCGTCATCTTTTAAATGAACTTAAAATCAAGAAAAGTTTTGTTCCTGATATTATCTATATCGATTATATTAATATTTGTTTATCTACAAGGATAAAGAGTGGAGCTAATGCCAATTCTTATACCTATATCAAAGCGATAGCAGAAGAACTAAGAGGTCTTGCAGTGGAATATAATGTTCCTATTGTCACAGCAACACAAACTACTAGAAGTGGTTATAGCAATAGTGATGTGGGATTGGAAGATACATCAGAATCTTTTGGACTTCCAGCAACAGCTGATTTTATGTTTGCACTCATTTCAACTGAAGAGTTAGAATCACTTAATCAAATTATGGTTAAGCAGCTTAAAAATCGATATTCTGATCTAGGGTCTAATCGCAGGTTTGTTGTTGGTGTTGATGGTGACAAAATGCGTCTCTATAATGTAGAATCCGATGCACAAGAAGATATTGTTAATAATAGTCCTGTGGTTCAAAAAAGCTTTGATAATAACCGTTTGAAGGGACTTTTTAATGAAGTATAAAACAGTAAGAAGAAATCGTAAATATTGTATACTAGAAGTAGATACTGACCAAATTTTGACATGTTTTAAAACACAGGATATTGCTAATAATAATATGAACTATTTAAACTATGGTGGTGGGTTTGATGGTTGGACTCCTGAATTTTTATGTATAAAAGAATTAAAGTATAAATATACTTAAAAACAATGGAGTATCAAATGCTAACATTTAAAGAATATTCACAGTTAAATGAAAATCCTGATGTTTTAGCCCACTCAGTAAGACATTTAGTCAATCACGAAATTACTAAAAAATTTAGAAATAAAGTTGGTGATGTAACAAGAGCAGCACATTTTTTTGTAAATGAACATAAACCAAATATTATGGATGGATATGCACAGGCAGCCGCATCAGATTTTGGTGCTCCAGATGTGGGTGGACCAGCAGTTGTTCATAGTATAATGACTGCTATTTTTGATGGTAAATCATTAATTAAGAGTTGGGAAAAACATTTAAAAACTGCCACAGAAATAAGAGGAAAACAAAGAGCATTAGGATTATCAAAATGAGCTATCTAGAAAAAGCAGCTGCATTTAATATAACAGAAGAACTGTTCCAACATCTAGAAAATGAGATTTCACTACACGAAAATTTATTCCGTGTAGGTTCTGAAAAGTATTATGAATTATTTCGTGAGGCAAGAGAACTATATTATGAAGGTTTGATTGACCTAGAAGGAACAGACAAATATCTTATTGAAGAAACTGATATTGGTGAGTTTGCTGAATATGATGGTGGAATTGTTCCTCTTGATTGTCCTATGATTGAAGATGATGGGATAGAAGAGGAAAAGAAAGATCCGCCAATTGGAAAACCAATGAGGGGTGGGCCAAAGAAGTTTTATGTATTTGTAAAAACTCCAGATGGTGGTGTAAAGAAAGTTACCTGGGGCGATACAACTGGGTTAACAGTTAAAATAAATAATCCAGAAGCACGAAAATCATTTGCTGCAAGACATCGTTGTCATATGCAAAAAGACAGAACAAAAGCAGCTTACTGGGCTTGCCGTACCCCCCAATATGCCAAACAACTTGGTTTATCAGGAGGTGGAAACTTTTTTTGGGCAATACCATTTATGGTAATTTTTATGCCTTATTTTGATAAGATTGTTTTTTAAAAGGAACCCAAATGATTATCTTTCTATTACTAGCATTAGGCTTTGAATCACAAGAATATCCACATTGGGCAAAAGAAGCATTTGCTGGTCAAGACGACTATGTAGAACAAACACAAATTAAGAAATCAAAAGTCAAAAGACATTATGTAAAAAGAAACTATACTGAAGGCTGGAAAAAATCAGTATTTGGACCTCAAGACTAATGAACCCATATATAGATAATGAAGATATAAGAACTTTTTCTGAGTCTGTTAATGAAATAGAATTGATTTGGCATCGTGATAGAGAAGACCGGAAAATAATTATTCTTGAATGTGAAAACTGGAAACTACAAATGGATAACGAGTTTCCAGTTTCACTTGAAGTAGGTAAAACATATTTTATTCCAAAAATGGTATATCATAGGGTTTTAAAAGGAACAACGGACTTAAAGATTAGGATAGAAAAGTGTTAGGATTTAAACAATTCACAGAACAATCTAATGAACCAGATATTACATTGTATAGAGGCTCTGGTTCTAGTAAAGAAACTGGTTCTTTTTGGACTTCAAACCTTGATTTGGCAAAAAAACACGCAGCACAAAGACCAGATGGTGCTGTTTATAAAATAACATTACCACATCACCAAGTTCCAACATTTTTCAATAGAGAAAACAGAGGTGCTGGTCAAGTTCATGTACTAAAACGTGGTAATGAAGGATGGGCAGATGAAAATAAGGTTAAGGTTATTCACAGTTGATAACGGATTTATACTTTCGTTAAAGATGCATCTTTACGGGAGTCTAGCATGAGGATCATTATGAGTATAACAAAAGCGATTCAGGATATCCCTTTAAAAGCTGAAATGACAAGATACTTTAATAATATTAAAGAAAAGCTGTCACCAATCATCGAGAAATACAAACCTAAGGTATACAGGTTACTCGAAGTATTAGACTGTAAATTGAGTTTGGTATTGTGTATTGCGTTTATTTTGACATTATTGATGAGCGCTAATCATATTATCAACGTTGTCGTCTTTTTTTGTTTCTTCATTCCCTACACGATTCACAACATTATTTTTTGGTGGATCTCTAGATCTACATCAAAGACCTAAGGATTAATAATATGAAATATCTAATTGCATCGCTATTCATTCTATTTGCATTTCCTGCTCAAGCAGCAGTAAAATGGATTGATGGACAACCAGTATTCTATACTAAAAAGGTTGTCAAGAAAAAGGCTATAAAGAAATACTATGCTTCCAAAAAGAAATACTATGCTCCTAAAAAGAAAAAATATGCTTCCAAAAAGAACCGTGTTGTTGTAAAGAATAAAAACAACAAAAAGATTGTGAAGAGGGTTCAGCACGGTAAAGCATCATATTACTGGAGACCGCAAGCAATTGCTTGTTCACAAAAGCGTCGTTACAATCCAAATCTAATGGTTGCTGCACATAAAACATTAAAATGTGGAACTATGGTAAGAGTTACGAACAAACGAAATGGTCGTTCTGTAGTTGTTAAGATTGATGATAGAGGGCCATATATTCGTGGTAGAATTGTTGATTTATCGGTAGCGGCTGCAACTAAACTTCGTATGAGGAAAGCAGGTGTTGTTTCGGTAAAACTGGAAGTCTTGTGATAGACGACAAGAAGATAATATCGACAGCATTATAATGTTGAACATAAAATTATTAGAGAGGTTGTTAGCAAATGCACATAACGTTCGATCAAGTGAAATCAGCTGTTAGATCGTGGGCAACGAAGATTGAACAAACAGATAGCAAATACGATTACATCATTGGTGTTTCGCGTGGTGGGTTAGTTCCTGC